CTAGATACAATTATTTCTTTTCTCAGGAAGTCAGAACTTTGCTCTTTTTGACTGAAGAAGTTGCTGCCCTGGTCAAAGCAGTCAATACCGCCAGCTTGGCAATTATGGAGGATGTAGGTGTTTAGTATATTCAATATGCTGGCTAAACGGTCAAACCCAGTCATCCTGCGCAATGGCCAGACAACATCCACACTTTACTGCGCTGACTGTCTGAAGATTATGCCTACGTTGAGACAGGTGGACGCTGTTGTCACAGACCCCCCATATGGGGTGAAGGCAGCGGATTGGGATTATGATATGCCGCCGCAAGAGGTGCTCTCGCTTTGCCTCAATGCTGCAAGAGGCCCTGTTATGTGGTTTGGCTCCGCGCCTCGGATTCTGGACTTTGCGAACTACGCCCCGCGCCCAGATAGGATTCTTATTTGGGCTCCGGCCTTTACTCTGTCAAGAACCAGGAAAGACGGCTACGCATATCGCTACCATCCTATCGCATTATGGCGTCCGGTGAAGCAAAAAGCGATTGGTTGGGATGTCATAAGGACAAATTGCGATGGGCATAACTGGTGGTATCATCCGGCCACCAAGCCAGAGGCGCTAATGATATCGCTGGTCGCAGCATCTGGAGGCCAAAGCATCCTTGACCCCTTCATGGGCTCCGGCACGACCGGCGTGGCCTGTGCCAAGCTGAGCCGGAACTTCATTGGAATTGAGATAAACAAGGACTATTTCAACATAGCAGTCAAGCGTATCAAGGAGGCATTGACCCAGCCACTATTTGGAGGCAAAAATGACTGAGGAGAGGTCCACCCATAAGCTAGAAGGTATCAACCTGGCGTTCACTAGCGGTCTCGACGCAGAGACCACCAGTATTATTTTGGACGAAGCCAATTGGTTTGTGGTTGCAGCCAAGTTGGCATTGGTTCAGAGCCTGACCAAAGCCCCTGGGTACAAAAACTCATGGTGCAAAAGGGGAGACCATGGTATCTTCTTCACTATAGCACGCAAGTGGGACAGGCTTGAGTCAATCTTCACCAGTGGTAAGGACATATGGAAGGGCTTTGGCGAAGCTGTTGAGGAAACTGTTCTTGACTTAGCTGTCTACTCTGTGAAGTGGCTTGGGTACATACTTGCTAAGCACCCAGACCGCTATGATAGGCTGGTTGAAAGGCTCTACAAGGAAGTTGTAGACGTGCAGGACAAAATTGAGATATTTGATACTGAAACGAACCAAGCTGCCCTGCATGGCTCCAGGGAGTTGGAGCATGACTAAGGAGGTATCTGCTACAACCATCCCAGCTAAACTCAGCAAGCTGCAACTCAGTAACGGGGATATCCTGCTTGCTACAGTAGAGAGCAAAGTGACCCCTAGGCAATTGAAGCATTTGCAGGCGCTGCTGCGAGGGGCTCTGTCCCAGCTTGGTTTAGACGGTGTGCTTGTTTTGGTAGTCACTGAGGACATGCACCTAAACAAGTTGACAGATGATATGCTAGACAGCATGGGCTTGATGAGGAAACGGTAATGCCTCGGTGTACTGACTGTGACCTATGCAAATCTTGCATGTCAGTCAAGATACCTATGTCTGTTGGCAGCGGTTCCCCTAGAATCTTGATAATAGGGGAAGCTCCTGGCGCCGAAGAAGATAGGATGGCTAAGCCATTTGTTGGCGAGTCAGGTCAGCTGCTGAGAGATGGTCTAGCTGAGTTCCTGCCTAAAGATGTAGTGCCTTACATAACTAACGCTGTGAAGTGCCGCCCCCCACAAAACAAGTTGAGTGGCGCCAAGGCTATACAGGCTTGCCGTAAATACTTGATTGAAGACATAGAAAATTGCCACCCTGACTTTATATTTGTGTGCGGGGCAGTACCTCTGCAGTCATTGCTAGGGTTGACGGGTATCACTAAACTGCGTGGCACTAGGTTGTCCTACGAAGCCTCCTGGGGTGCCGTGCCCGTATTCCCCATATTCCATCCGGCATACATACTGCGCAATATAGGCATGCTCAGTATGTGGGTGGAGGATATGAAACGTGCCTACAGAACGTGGGATACCCGTGTTGATTCAATCTCAAATGCCCCGTACACAGAGGTATCATTGCAGGAGTTTGAGGGGTACGCACAACATGCTAAGAGCGTTGTGTACGACATTGAGACCAATAAGTGCTTAGACCCTAAGAACCCAAATGGTTTTATCACTAGGATTGGGTTCTGTTTGAAGGATGGTGACAAGTATTTGGTAGCAGGGGCAGACCCCTATAAAGACAGTTGGGAACAAGACAGACAAGTTTGCCAAAGGATACTACAGTTGCCAGGTGTAGAAAAGGTGGCCCACCACCTCAAATTTGACTCTGGGTGGCTGCTAGAAAAATATCAAATGGAGGTGACTCCTCCTTTGTTTTGTACCCTTGTGGGGTTTTACATAGGGGTCAATGAGGAGGCGAGCAACGGCCTTAAGAATTTGGCCTATTTGTACACACCGTATGGCGGGTACGAAGACAAATTCAAAAGTGTAGAAGAAAGCGCTCCTAGTGTGTACCCTCTGTCTTGGTTGCTGGAGCAGCCTGATGAGTATCATTCTGTGCTTAAACACTACAACTATATGGACGTTGTTGTAACTCATATGGTGTATGAGCATGTAAAGCCTATCATTGATGCAGACGAAGGCTTCAAAAATGTGATGTACAACATACTTATGCCTGTGCACTATCCTCTGATTCATATGGAAAGCGCTGGTATAAAGATAGATGCTCATTTGCTAGGGCAATACGGCAGAGAGCTACTGAGGAGGCAGGCCAAGTATCATTATGACGCATGGGTTGCACTGTTGAAAGCAGGCGTCAAGGGTTATGATATTTGGTTTGAGGAGGGGGATACTGCAGGCTACCTTAACAAGCCTAAGAAAGCCCCCAGCAAAGGCCGGTATCTAAACTTGGGGTCGCAGGTACACCTGTCAGACATTTTGTACAAGCAGCTTCATCTTCCAGTTGTCAAGAGGACAAAGGGAGGAGCAGCAAGTTCTGATAAAGAAGCCATAGAACTGTTGTACGACCAGATAGAGGCTATTGTTGCAAAAGGGGACGCAGTGCATATTGAGCCTTTGGACTGCCTTGTTAAGTGGCGAGCAGTCAGCACGGCGTACAAGATGTTTGTTAAGCCATACGCTGCTATGCTAGACGACGATTTTATGCTGCACCCCAAATATAGTCTGACCAGAGAAGCCAAGGAAGAATACGGCGGTGGGGAAGGCACAGTTACAGGCAGGCTGAGCTCAGCTAGACCTAACTTCCAGCAAGTTCCTAGGGTTGTTGAGGAAGGCAACACTAGGTTGAGCAAACTGAGATATGAAGCACTAGAAGGCATCGTTATTAAAAAATTGTTTGTGTCTAGGTTTGATGGTGGTAGTATAATTCAAGCTGACTACAGCCAGATAGAGCTCAGGTGGGCAGCCATACTCAGCAAAGATGAAAACATGATTGCTGCATTCAATAATGGGGAAGACATACATAAATCAACTGCTGCTGAAGTGTTTGGAGTTCCTATATCAGAAGTTGATAAAGACATGCGTAGGCAGGCCAAGGCTGTCAATTTCGGCATATTGTATGGCAAAGGGTCTAAGAGCTACGCTAAAGAATGGGGCGTGTCCGAGGCAGCTGCGGAGCAGTTTATCACACAATACTTTAGCAAGAGACCCAAAGTCAAATCTTGGATTCATAGTGTCCATAGCCAGGTTACTAGACATGGATTTATCAGAACTTTCTTTGGCAGGAAGAGGAGATTGGGTGCTGCTCAGAGCACTAACCAAGGCATAGTAGCTGCTGCCTTAAGAGAAGCCCAGAATGCTAACCCACAGGCATCAGCCAGCGACATGATGCTCATTACCATACGGCGTCTTGACGAATTGTTTCATAAATTAAACCTTCGTTCTGTGATATGCGGAACTGTTCATGACAGTTTGGTAATTGATTCCCCGCCAGATGAGGTACAAATAGTTGCACCAATGGTAAGGGCTATTGCTGAGGACTGGGCTAGGTATAAGTTCCCAGTACCAATACTGATAGACGTAGAAGTTGGCAGTAGTTGGGGTTCCACTGTTAAAATTGACAGAAAGGAGCTAACTTGAATCCATTTAGGGTAGTGAACCTCCGAGGAACTAACGGCTCCGGCAAGAGCACAGTTGCTAGGGGTGTGCTTACTTCTTGTGGGTCATTCCCTGAGATGACTAAACTTGGGCAAGAGAATGGATACGTCACTGAATCAGGTATCCATGTGTTGGGCAAGTACGTGACCAGCTGTGGGGGGTGCGACACAATTAAGGCCCAATCTCTGATGATTGATTCCATAGTGAGCATCATAGGGCACGGGCCTATTCTGTTTGAGGGCCTGATTATTTCTAACCTATTCAGCACCTGGTACAAAACCTCACAGACGCTGAGGGAGATACAGCGAGCCAACGGTGCCCCAGAAGAAGGTCTTGTTTGGGCATTCCTCAATACTCCTATTGATGTGTGCTTAGCGAGGGTGTATGCGCGCAACGGCGGGAAAGCTATCAAGGAAAAGAACGTGATAGACAAGTGGAAAGCAATAGAATCCTGCAAACTGAAGGCTGCAGAGGTTGGGGAAAATGTGTTTGAAATTGACTACAAAGACCCGCTGCCCCAAGTCCTAGAGCTTTTGACCTGTGTTAATTTACCTTGACCAAAGCTGTATCTCTCATTAGGAGGCTAGTATGACTTGTTGCGCCAACAACTCCGACAGAATTGACTTAATCAACTCGGAGCTTAGACGTAGAGGAATTAAGGCCAAAGTATCAATGGGTAAGGAAAATAAGTTGGTCTTTACATGTGCTATGGTGGATTATGAGCAGGTACATGCCATTGTGGATAAATACAGTGAAAAGGAGGACACATGCCTGACACAAACGATGTCAACCCCAAGCTGAAGTTCAGTTTGGGCGGGAAGCAGGTTGTCTATGACCTGCAGAAAGAGGTCGAGATAGACGGCGAACGTATCAACGCTTGCATCATAGAGCAACCAACCAAGTTTGCCTACATTGCCACTGTGCACGCTGGGTACAAGGGTGCTGCAGAGGGAGCAAAGGTCAAATTGGATTTGGTCTATAGCAAGATGGATGCTTTGATTAGGCAGGCAGCTGCTGAAGGAGGAGAGAAGATAACGGAAGCTGTGGTGACTTCCAGGATTAAGCAAAGTAACAAGTATCTGGAAGCCATGCAGACATATGAAGAGCTCTCAAACATAGAGCGCCAGTTGAGCGTAGCTGTTGAAGCCTTCCGCCAGCGTAAGGACATGCTGATTACCTTGGCGAGCAACATGCGGGCAGAGATGGATAACCAACTTTCACTCAAACGTGAGTCGTACCAACGTTCCATTGAAGAGTAGGAGGAGCAGATGGCAACAGAAGCGTTGTTAGCTAAGTACCGTCAACGTCAGGCCGAGGCCTCTAGGCGCCAGGGGTCTAAGGACATTTGGACTAACATTGACCCAGGTGACAATTTCTTTAGGATTCTAAAGAGTGCTCCTGACGGTGGGTTCTACGTTTCGGCGCTATACCATAACCGGCTTCAGCTGTTGGGAGTACCAGCAGACATGGGCAAGGGCTGTTACTGCCGCAAGTCCTTCGACAGTAAGGCTAAGTGCCCAATATGCGAATTGGTTGAGAGGCTCGCGGCAAGCGGAGACCCGCAAGACGCTGAAGTAGCTAAGGCATGCAAGGCCAAAGTCAAGCTGTGCAGTTGGGCTTTCAAGCTGAAGTCCCCGCAGGATACTGAGCCAGAGGAAGCCAAGCCACGCATTCTTACATACCCCCCATCAGTAGAGAGCCAGTTGCTTACTTACTTCTTAGACCCTGACTACGGCGACTTTACTGACCCAAAGACCGGTAGGAATATCACCATTAGCAAAACAGGCACAGGTCTTGGCACTGAGTACAGTGTGAGACCAAGGCCGAAGGCTAGTGCGTTTGCCTTTGATGCCAGCCAACTGCCATCAATCGCAGAGACCATTCCTCCCCGCTCTTATGAGGAGATGTGCCGTATGCTCGGTCAAGAGCCAGAAGAAGGGGAAGAAGCCCTAGCTCCGGCCCCAGCGCCAACTCCTGCCCCAACTCCGAAGCATGAGCCTGAGCCTGCTCCCCCACAGAAAGCTAAGCCTGTGGTGACTACTACCAAAGTTCCTGCCCCTGCTCCTGTGGCTGCTAAGCCTGCTCCCAAGCCTCCCATTACGCCCAAGCCAGTAGCCAAGGCAGCTCCTCTTCCCCTTGAGCCAGAGCCAGAGGAAGAGCCCCCTACAGAAGAAGCCGAACCAAGCGATACTCCTCCAGTGGATGATGCCATTACGCCAGACGACAGCAAGCCTGCCTGCTTTGGAGATGGGGACACGTTCAACCCACGCAGCGACGTCTGTAAGGCATGCCCGTATATGCAACCTTGCAAGAACATCTTCCTGGGTATTGGTTGATGAGCCATGTCTAAGGATAAAGAGGTTAGCCCAGCTGTCAAGGTTAAGGGGTTCTCCTTGTTGAAGGAGAACCCCATGTATGCCAATCCTCCTGGCTATCTCAACACTGGCAATCTATTTCTTAATTGGGCGATAGCAAATGACGCCAGTCGTGGATGGCCTAAAGGCAAAACTGTTGAGCTGTACGGAGACCCTAGCACTGGCAAGAGCTTGTTGGCTACTCAGGCATTGGCTCAGTGCCAGGCCGAGGGTGGTCTAGCAGTCTTAGACGACATAGAGCATGCGTACAGCCCGGAATTTGGTAGCAAACTGGGCGTTGACTCTGATAAACTGCTCATAGGCAGTTCTAAGACTGTGGAAGAGTGCTTCAGTAACTTAGAAAAAGTTATGAAGCAGGCTTTCGCGGCAGGGTACAAGGATTGTTGCATGGTTGTTGACTCGCTAGGCCAAATTTCCAGTGAACACGAAATGGAAGTTGGGTTTGAGAAGAGAGACATGACTAAGGCGTATTTGATTCGCCAAGGCATGCGCGTTCTCTCCCCGCTGGTGGCTGAATACGGGTATTTGCTCATCGTTCTGAACCATGTGACAGCTAACATAGGTGACATGTTCAATCCGCGTACCACAACTGGAGGCTCAGGAGTCAAATATGGCGCCAGCGTGCGTGTTGAATTGGCCTATGCTGGCAGGTTTCCTCAGCAGAAAGAAAAACCTCAAACAGGGGTCATAACCAAGTACAAAATAACCAAGAACAGAGTCGCCCCTCCGTTCAGGACCGGACAATTTGTTATCTCTTTCAGTACAGGAGTTGCTGCGGCTTCGGGAGCTTGCGAGACCCTTAAAACTCTGGGCTTATTGGAGCCGAACAGAACTCCTGGCTTTGTGTCATTTGTAGATGACGAAAACACTAAGTACCGGCGTTCTACATTTGACGATGAGTTTGAGGACATAGCTAAGAGCCGAGGGTACAGCGGTGGAGTGGAGTTCATCAATTCCATACTATCCGACCCAGCGGCTGCAGAAGCAGTTACAGTCCTAGAGGAGAGCACAGATGCTGAATAACTATAGTCTAGCTAAGCTATACGAAGAAGGCAGCGCACTTGATGAGAGAATGGTGAGGGAACTGTCTGGCCTCCGTGCAGGCGGGGATAGGGCTTTGATGTCGGTTGCTAGGGCCATTCTCTTCAATGCCATGGCTCAGATACATATAGAACTTTCTCGCAGAGCTACAGAAGAGGGTAGCAATAACCATCCTGATGTTGAGGGCTGAGCCATGCCTCAACGCACCAATTCTATGTACGTTGACGGCAATAACCTTGCCTACAGGTTTGATTCTGCCCTGAACCTGGATTGGCAGGGCCAGCGTGTCGGGGCAATATATGGTATCGTTGGAGCGTTGAGGCAGTGGAGGTCTTCTAGCAGATACGACAAGTCCAATATAGTGTTCTTTTGGGACCAAGGCCATGCCAAAGAACGGCTAGAAGTTTTGCCTACATACAAACAGAAAAAGGAACGAACTGAGGCAGAACAGGAGGCCATGAAAGACTTCTACCACCAAACAAACGTATTGAGGTCTTTGCTCCCTATGATGGGTTGTTCTTGCGTGTATGGCCCAGGTATGGAATGCGATGACTTATTGGCTACGTGGGTAGACGTCACTTGCGCTGCGGACCCTCAGCACGAAGTGATGATTGTCAGTGGGGATAGTGATTATCAACAGCTTGTCAATGACAGGGTGTCTATCCTCACGCCTGACAGCCACGTTCTACATGCAGAACAGGTGTTAGAGCGTCACGGCGTGCTACCAGCGTTGATTCCTCAAATGAAAGCATTGACTGGGGACGGCAGTGACAGCATTCCTGGCATACCTGGAGTTGGCCCTAAGAGGGCATTGGGCTTGCTGATGGATTATCATTCCTTGACAACCTTAGACAAGACTGGGTTTGCTAAGGAAGTTGAGCAGCTTGATAAGCCAACTAAGAAGTATGCTCAGCTTGTGCTCGACAACTGGAATGTGTACATCAGGAATTATATGCTTATCAAGCTGCCTAGTGAATTGGTGAAATTAGACAGGTCTAAGATTGTTAAAGTCAAGCCATGCTTGAACAAGGCAGCAGTCAAGCAGATGTTTATAAACTTGGGGTTTGCCAGTCTTCTTGCTAGGTTTACTGATTTGTGGGAAAGCATAGAAGACGCTGCCAAATAGTTAATTTATCTTGCTTCCTGCTGAATACCTCAAAAGAGGAGGAGACCTGATGAAAACAACTTTAGTCGTAACAGCAGATACTCACGCAGAGAAAGCAAGAGTTGGTTGGGTCGCCTATGCTATATTTGACAAGATTGCTGAAGTGGTAGCTAAGCACAAGGCTGCCCTTCTCATACATGGTGGGGATTGGTTTGATTCTAGGGGCAAGATTCCTACTATGGTGTTCAACCGGCTGTATAACAAGCTCAAAGAGTTTATAGCCAAAGGCATACCAGTGTACACAGTGGTCGGCAACCATGACTTGGCAGTGTCAGAAGGTGGTGTTGAGGAGTCCTCATTATATGTACTTGCTGAGGAGCTGTCCAACTTCTTTGTTGGCAGCCCTTCTGAGCCTTTGGTGGTAGAAGTATCGCCAGGGGTGTTTCTTTATTTGATTGGTTACAGCTCTTCTGTAAACCTCGAGGAGCTTGTTAGAGAGATATCATTGTCTGACCCCAAGGCCATAAACATAGCTGTTCTACACCAAGTCACATTGGGCTCAGAATCCTCTACTGGGTATGTGTTTGGGGAAGGCATTGACGCAGAGCTGCTCAGCCACAAGTTCACGTTTTCTATCCTCGGAGACATACATAAGCCTCAACTGGTTCTCGACAATGTACTTGTACCTGGAGCACCATATGCTATGGATTTTGGTGATACAGGTGACAGAGGCTGTTGGGTATTGCATCTTGATACTGCAGATAATTCTGTCAAGCCTGAGTTTGTGCCTCTAGAATCACCTAAGTTTCTCACAATTGATTTTGACACATCTGAAGGGTTGAACCAGGCATTGTTTGCAGTCAAACCTGAGAACTTCTACCGATTTAAGTTCCCAGAGAGTCTTTCTGCTGAATTAGGAACAAAGCTCTTGCCTTCCAATGTGTATCTAGTGCCGGAAACTACAGAGACAGAGGAGGCCCGTGTTGATTTGAGTCAGCCTCATGTTGATGTAATTGCTGAGTATGTTAACTATGCCTGTACGGACCCAGCATTAGACAAAGGGAAACTGATAGATATAGGCCATGCGATACTTGAGGAGGCGGGAGCATGAATGTACATGCTGAGAATATCCTGTCCTTTAAGACCCTTGATTTTGATTTCTGTAGCCACAGGCTATGCTGTGTGTTTGGCATGGGGCCGACAGGAGGCAGTAACGGTGCAGGCAAGAGCAATTTCTTTGACATTCTTAAGCTGGGCTTGTATGGCAAGAACAGTAAAGGGCTTGACAAGGCCAGTGTAATTCGTAAACATTGCAAAGAGGGCAAGATTGTTGTTTGGTGGGAGCATCAAAGTGAGGAAAGAAGACTGATAAGAACATTTAAGCCTGCAGAATCCCTGACACTAATGGTGAATGGGGTTGACTTGCGCATACCTTCTTTAGCAGAAGCTCAAAAGAAAGTTGATGAGTGGCTGGGGCATGACTATGAGTTGTTTGAAGCTACAGTCATGTATGCTCAGGAACAAACTGAGTTCTTTGTTAATGCTGATGAGTCTTCTAAAAAGGGTCTGCTGGAAAAGATATTGGGCTTCCAGCGTTATACTAAAGCTCAGAACGTAGCCAAGCAAAAAGAGAAGGCTCTGGCCCAAGAGGTTGAGGCAATTAGCACCCAATTGGCTACTTTGTCAGGCCAAACCTTAGCAGCAAAGAACAGCATTGCTCACTTGAAAGAAAGAGCTGCTGTTGAGGCTGAGGAACGTCAAAGTAAGAAGAAAGAGTTGACTGCTCAGTTACAAGCCATCAAGCTCCACAATACCAAGAATCTAGAAGCTAAGGTTGCTGAGCTAGACAGTAGGATACTAGCATCTAATGACCTGTCCACTCAGGCTGCACGCTTGATGAGCCAAATTCAAGAGATACAATCTGACATCCGCTTTAATGAACAGCAGTACAATGCTAGGATGACAGAGAAAAGGACTTTAGAAGCTAAGCTGGCCCAGGCCCTGTCTCTCAAAGACCCTAGGTGTCCTACCTGCAAGAGACCGTATGACCCAGAAAGTCTTAAGCAGAGTCAGGACAATATGAGAAATGATATAGCAGCAAAGCAAAAAGAAGCTGATAAATATGCTGCTGACGTAGAAGTGTTGAACACCCGCAAGAAGGACCTGTATCAGCGGCTGGCGCCCTTGCAAGAAGACCTTGATAAGCTGGACGCTGTTAGAGAGCAGTACCAACTTGCTTGCAGTTCTTTGGAAAAGTTGAGGATAGAAAATGAGCACAGGCGTTCTGAGTACAAACTTCTGAAGGCCCGGATAGAGGCCCTGGAACAACCGACTACTACAGTTGAAGAGTTGGAAAGACAAAAGAAGATACTGGTTGATTTGGAGGCCAAAACTAAAGATAAAGAGGCAGAGCAGCAGCAAATAGCTTCTCAGTTGGCCCATGTTAGGTTCTGGGTGAACGGTTTTGGCAATGCAGGCATTAAGAGCTTGCTGCTAGACACATATGCTGGCTTTATCAACCAGCGCATCAACTACTATTTGTCAGACATCACTGATGGGGTCATCAGAGCTAAGTTTTCTACTCAAAAACAACTGAAGAGTGGGGAACTTAGAGACAAGATTGAATTCAAGGTTACGATAGACAATGAGGAGTTTGATTACAAGGCGTACAGCGGCGGGCAAAAGACAATCATCAATCTGTCAGCAATGCTCGCTTTGAGAGACCTGGCGGCCCAGGAAAGAACGCTCATTCCTATCATGATTATGGATGAGACGTTTAGGGAACTTGATGATAGATTCAGCACTGCTGTGCATAGCTTGCTGAAGAGGCTGTCTAGAACTACTTCCATCTATGTAGTGAGTCATACAGAAGGTCTTAGAGATTGGATTGCTGACTACATAGTGGTGTCTATGAACAAAGAAAGAATCAGTTCTTTGCTGGTGGACGGGGCAGCTAAGGAAAAAGTCTCAGCAGCACATGAGGTGGCAGATGAAAACTAGGTTAATCCAGCGATACGAGGCCAGGGTAGAGTCAGCGCTTAGGCAGGCAGAAGGCGCTCGCGTGAAAAAAAGATGGGCTAACCTGAAAGTCTGGCTGAACAGGGCGAGAGACGCAACGGAATGTATTGCTAGACACGAGCAACTCAGGACTGGCAGGATACGCCCATTTTCCAGCGAGACTCAATACTGGGAATGGCAGGAAGCTAACTGCTGTCGCTGTAAGAAATACACCGGACAGGACGGGTCGTGTGACATTAATGACGCCATCAGCGACGCGGCGTGTGGCGACGGTACCATTTCGGCTAAGATAGCCAAGCGGATGGGATACGCCAGCGGTCCGGCGTATTGCTGGGGCTGCCCGGAAAGGGAAGATGACAAATGACTAAGATTGACTGGAGCATAGAGGCATGTGAGCTAGAGGCTAGGACGACATTGGGAGAGATTGCCGGATGCCGGTTGGCCGAGGACTGGTGCTCTCTCGCAGTGTTAGCAGCGCATCTGCAAGTCATGGGGCTATCAATAGAAGCGCTGGCGAGGCATAAGGCAAAAATAAAAGCGATGGCGGTGGCAGATGAATAATAATATTGATGGTGAAGAGCAATCGCGGGATGCTATGGCAATGCACCTACAGGGCGCGTGGGGAGCATTGATAACGATTGAGCAACGCTGCAAAGAGAGAGACTGGCGCTCGCTCACTGAATGGGCTGACAGATTGCGAGTAGAGGCGGATATGCTTGCACAGGAGGCGAAGCGAAAGCAAAAAGTGACGGAGGTGACAGATGACCAAGAAGGTTAAGCCGAAGTTACATGAGCGCTGGTGGTGCAAGCTCAAATGGGAGCGGGAACGACCGCTTACGCTCTACGAAGTGCTGGACATAACGCCGCGTTCGGTGCTGATTCGCGGCGTGTACGATGCCTATGTTGGTACCAAGCGGTACTTGCGCCGCGACGTGATTTTCTATGACAAGGCGGAGAAGGGCGAAGCCATATGAGAGACACTACGGAGGTGCAAGATGATGTTCCCTGGCTTGCATTGGCCTGGCCCTGAAGATAAATTGAATAAAGCCAAGAAGGCGAAGACAAGCTTCTTGTGCAAAATTGGCTTGCATGATTGGGAGGTTCTTGACCGAATAGAGCGGCAGCAACTTCGGGCGAACATTATAGTTGAGCGTCACTTAGCAAAGTATAGACAAGAACACCCAGGAGATAAGACCCCGAGGCCAGGGGCTGCGTGGGTGTCTGTGCCTTACGAACAACGACGGTATCTGTATAAGCGTGTGTGCCTACGGTGCCATAAATGCTACGACCAAATAACCCCCATGATTGAGTCTATTGAGTATGCCCTATCCTACAAAGAGATAAGGCGTAAGACAGCTGAAGAGATATGCGCGCAAGTATCTGCTAGCAATGAGGATGCAACAGGGTAGTCATAGAAGACGCTTTGAAGGGAGGACAAAATGGCAGTAACTCTTACTTGCCCACATTGCGGTTGTAGCCCAAAGTTACCCCCAAACATGCCTAGTGTGATAGTCTGCCCGTATTGCCACAAACCTCGCGCTAACCCAGATGTACCAGGTGGCAACAAAGCATGGTTGCCAGCACCTGTAGGGGAGCCTATAGGCCAAATTGAGGCAGTCAAGGACGTTAGTGATGGGCTAGAGCTTACGGTGAAGCTACGACCAGAGTACTTCAAGCAGCTGAGAGTCAAGGACTTAGATGACTTCGTTAGTCATGTTGACAGAATGGCGGGTATAGCAAGACAACACATTGGTGAAGAACTTGACAAAGAGAAGGTTGGTGGTACAGCGGTTGGTTGGGGAGAATACGACGGAGGTTTAAGTGACTAGAACTATGATTATTGCTCTGAGCATTTTGATGCTTTGTAGCATAGCTGCCCAGGCAGAGTTTGTATATCAAGTCCACTCACGCTCTGAGGCTGCTCTGGTGGTGTATGTGAGTCATGACATAAGTAACTGTGACAGAGTTGTCTACATTGCTCAGAGTGAGGGCGAGGCTGCTGAGCGCAAGTGTATATGGTACATGGTTGACTCAAAGGGAGCAGCGACTCTAACAGTGTACTTTACTCACAATCGTAGCGAAGCAGATGAGGTTGTTTACTTCACTAATGACAGGTCTGAGGTTTCATGCTAAACTTTTCGCTGGACAAGTTGAATACCAAGTCCATAGGAGTTACGATGGCGAGCAAGAAAAGCCCAGTAGGGCCACACAAAGGACCGAACTTTGAAAGGGAGCTTTGCCGGAGGTTTTCCCTGTGGATTTCTAATGGGAAAACTAAGGACATCTTGTGGCGCACCCATGGTTCTGGGGGATTCGCTACTAACTTGAGGAAGCAGGGCAGAGTTGCCCACTTTCAGGGCGGGGATATTGGTCTCTTAGACCCTCAAAACGCAACTGGCATAGAATTCCTGCAGAACTTCATTGTAGAAGCCAAGCACCTACAGATGCAGTATTTCTGGCCAGGAGCTGCAGGCTGGCTTATGTTAGAAAAGTTTTGGACAAAGGTTAATAAGGAGGGCGAAGGAAGAGTTCCTTTGCTTGTAGTGAAGATTAACTTTCAAGAAACGCTGGTGTTCATGCCTACGCCAATTTGGCGAGCACTCCAGGCCATGGGAAACGACAACTGGAATGGAACCATGTATTTCCCCAACTACAAAGGCAGGGTGGGCTTTGTTACGTTGGACTTCCTGCTGAAGAAATGTGATTATCAAAGTGTTCTAATACTAGCCAAGCAGCTAGTTGAAAGGAGAAGTCAATGACAAGCCCCTTTAGAAGGCCTGATGGGCATAGGGTGAGTTTGTTGTATGCTGCTATTGTGGCGGCGCTGGTATGCTCAAATGCTCTGTCTATAATCGTAGCCCTCAGACCAGCTCCTGTGAAGCCCACTGCAGTAGCTGTTCCTGACCCACCACCATTTTGGCCAGAACGCAAGAAGCTAGAATCCTATGTTCTAGCCAATTACAATGTGTACCCCAGTTATGTTTCCTATGTCTTTGACGCGGTAGAAAGCAATGCTAAGAAGTACAAGCTGCCGCCGGTATTTCTTCTTAGTGTTATCAGCGTGGAGTCTAGTTTCGACTTCGGCGCTGTCTCTAACAAGCAGTGTAAGGGTATGATGCAAATCAACTACCCTATGTGGGCGTTAGAACTGAAGGCTGCTGGCATAGCAACTTCTGAAAAGCAGTTGTACGACCCCAAGGTTAATATAGAAGCAGGCAGTTATGTCCTTGCTAAACTGCTCAAACAGTGGAGTGACCCGGAGCTGGTATTGAGCAAGTACCTCGGTTGTAACAACAAGGATTACTCAAACAAAGTGCTCAATACCTGGGGGGAATACTCTCTCATCTGTACACTCAATTAGGAGAATCAAATGGATATGGAAAAGTTGAAGGCATTAACTCCTCTAGAGGTGCTTATCTACTGGATGAACGAACGCCATAACATCTATTTGAGGAGGCAGGCAGGGCAACCTTGGCCTTGGACCGACGACCCAATTTTGCAGAAGCACAAGTTTGCCAACGTCTTTAGGGAGTTGGACAAGACCACTAAGTGGATGAGGGAAAACATAACCAACCCCCACATAGACGACCCGCCTGAGCTGATGATATTCAATTGTGCGTTGTTTAGGATGGTAGGAACAATTGAATACAGCCAGGCAATTGGTGGGTGGCAGGACCACTTTGACCCCGACAAGCTCATAGCAGTAGGGGAACAGCTGCATGCGGCAGGCAAGCCAGTGTTTACTGCCGCGTATATCGTAAGTGGCACCAATTCTGGCATCGGTAACAAACTCAAATTGGTGATTGAAGAGAACATGATGGCCCTTTGGCGCAAGCGCAAGGAGCTGGCTCAGATAGCAGCTGACACAAAGCGCATGAGCCAGGTGTTCAAAGCGCTGATTGAGCTGCCAGGATATGGCGGTTCTGGATTTATGGCGTATGAGCTGGTGACTGACCTACGCTGGACACATGTGTTCGGGCCTGAAGGCCCAACTGACATAATGACTTGGAGTAACCCAGGCCCCGGAGCTAGGGAGGGATTGAATCTTATTCATAATAGACCACTCAACTTTAGGCTAAGGAACGACCTGCTGCTGGAGGAGATGCAGGAGTTGCTTACTACTTTGCCTTCTCAGCTGGGCCCACACATTCCTCCATTAGAGCTGAGAGACGTGGAACACTGTTTGTGTGAGCTGTCGAAGTACTGGCGATGCCTACAGGGTCTGGGGTCTACTAGGTCTTTGTATTATAATCCTGACGTTGGGATGCCAGAACCATTTGCCCCCAAAAAGCACAGGCCAACAACCGTTAAACCAGCAGAAGAAGTAGTCAATACCAGCTTGCTGAGCCGGATTAAACTGGCTTGGAAGGTTTTGTTGGGGGAAAGCCTCCCTGCTCCGCCAGTTAAACGGGGAAGAAGAGCTAGGAAGACCGCGTTGCCTGAGCAGGAGTTCCCACAAGCGCAGCCCAATTGTGCGATTGACTTAGAGGATGTGCCCCCAGAACAGCCTGCAGATGAGTTAAAATTGACTCCTCAGCCTGCTAAGCCAAAGCGTAGCCACCACAAGAAGAAAGACCCTAATGCCCCCCCAAGACGTCGGGGCAGGCCACCTAAGCACCGGCCTCCAGAAGGGTTGGTGTGATTTGGCTGCGAGCAGTATATAAGGCGGCATATATGAAAAGCTCCGGAGAGGAGGAGAGCGAATGCGAGAAGGAGACAGATACTATCGGAACTTCGGCGGCAGTTGTGAATGCGGGAGCACCGAACTGATTGTGAGCCACGGGATACTCCAATGTGCCAACTGCTGGAAACCGCTTGCTACTTCGACTGGTGGTAGGGAGAAGAGCATGAACGAAGTCAAGCGTACCGAACGTGGTTGGGCTGGACATGTCATCTGGTCAGCGAGCCGTTGCCGCTTCCGGCGGAACACTCTGTTGGAATGCGGCGACAAGCGAATCGTGGTCTCAACGGTTGGAGACTTGGAAAACGGCGAGCCGATAGGCCATAATCGTTACTACGAGACCAAGGCATTCTGGGCCAAGAAGGACGGTGTCTACTGGGACGCTGACAAGGCGAAGGAGGTCCCTTTCGAGAGCCCGTGGTGTATCGGCACCTTATCTGGGACCTCGGATGACGAAGCTAACGATATGCACGAAGCCGTGGTGGCCGAATTGACCGAGTGGCTACGGCAAGGAGGAGAGCATGAAGCTGAAACGATGGGAAATCAGTCAGACTGAGGGTGAAGAGGGAGAATTGACGGCCATAATGTTTTACGGCCCCTGGCGCAACGGCGTCAATGCTGCGTTCACCATTTACCCAGGTAAGACAGCAGGGACACCGGAGTTTGTCGAATGGCTCTTGCAGAAGCTGAACGCGAAGCACAAACGCAGGGGCGGAACTTCGTGCGCGGCCTGATTGCTAACTGATGATGTTTGGAGCAAACCAAAAGGAGGCAGACATGTTTGTTAACACAGGTGGTGGTAGTAACTCTTCAGCAACAGCAGTAGTACCAGAGGTCCAGCAAATCATGAAGAGGTTAGATATCGAGCTTGATGAATTAGGGAAAGCAGTAGAGGCTCTTGGTGTTCGTCTGGACGTGGTAATGACAGGACCTCTACAACCAAATGATAGTCAGCCGATTCCCGAGGCTGTTGCGCCAGCACGCTGTGCATTGGCTGCCACTTTGGAAAGACAGGTGGAGCGCGTGGCAGCGTACAGAGAAGACATAGACGCTCTTAGAAGTCGGCTTCAAATCTAAGGCGCAGGCACTTCCCTGGCAGGACAGCCCTGCTCGGCCCAGAGAAGCTGGCGGAAGGGCAAAAAGCAGAGAATGACAGAGGCAAATCACAATAAATAGACTCGCTACATCTTGGGGGAACTGATGGATTACAAAATCTTGAGCAATGCAGAAGCTGAGGCCCAGTATGCTGACTGGGCCAATATGTTTAAGGTGGACCGTCCTTTTCTGTCAGGTGCAGCTAACATTACACATAGGTTCGGTCAAGGTGAGGACTCTCTGGAGCACATAGTAATAGGTTATGGCAATAGAGTACTCAGCCTTGTTACATTTCATGTCGGACGGCGCAAGAGAGGCATATGGGGCCGGTACTTAAATGTGTACTACGCATACACAATACCAGACTACAGGAGACTCGGTCTTGCCTCTAGTCTTATGCGGTCAGCTGAGGATATAGCTCGCAGCAAGGAAGCACACAGGATAAAGTCTATTGCAGGGTCTATCAGAGGGTTCTACTTGCATAGACACTTAGGCCATTCTATGTGGGGAGTTACTACAGAGGGCTCTATTATAGTTGACCACTACCTGGTCCCTGAGTATGACCTTCCAGGAGTGCCTCCAAATGTCTTAGGGTATGCTCCTGATACTAAGGGCACGTTGTCATACACTGAGGCAGAGAGCCTGTTCAGGGAGCACAAGGTAGGCAAGGCTTGGGCGCTCTTAGAGCAATAGTACCCCCATCATACCCTACAGCCTGACTTTGTTTCATTGCGTCTCGAAGACGAGAGCGTGGAGTTTTTAAGCCATCCTACGTTTCAATAGGCTCTTAGCAGTGGCTATACCCTGAGCAACCTTGGTAACTGGCTGGCTTAGCATAACAGCAATGTCTTCCGGGGACTTGCCAAGGTATAGACCCATCAATGCGCAGTCAGCAAGGAACTCATCCTCAAGCATGTTCATTAAGGAAGTATATACAGCAGCTCCTGGGTGAGTTATAAGCTGCTGCGCTGTGCGGCCATGCCTTTCTGTTTCTTCATCATACTCCTCTTCAGGAGGAACAGAATGTAGGCTTGGGTCCAGCCCCTTCTTTGTAGCATCGAGCATATAGTGGCGGAGATTGTTGGCTAGAGCATTGCGGAAGTATGGTATGAAAACAGCTTCATCATTTTCCATATTAAACTTGTTCAGACACAATAACAATGTCAGACGTCCTTCTTGTATCAAGTCATCCTCTGTAACCCAAGGGGGGAGTTGGTGTTTGCTGAGCGTGTGGTAGACTGCTCTGTAAATCATTGCTGCCAGTAGTTCTAAGATGGAGTCGAACGCCATTGGGTTACTTTCTGGGTAGTTTCTGTATAAGAAAATGTACTGCTTGATGACGGTGCTTACTCTGCAAGCCCTTTGCCACCTGTTTATGTTAGAGACAGCCATATACCCCTCCTAACAGCTATAGTATAATACAGGTTGCACAAAAAGGTAAGTTTACTTCTATTCAACAGCGATTACTCATAGAATATATCGGAGACAATCGCTATAATTCTTTGTATGCAGCCTGCACCTGTTTCCTAGACTTTAGGATTTCTGCTCTAATTGCTTCGTCTCTATAGTACCAACTCCCCCTGTCTGCTTGGTACAGCTCTTTGCGCTTTTGTATTTCGTCTTCCTTTAGTCGAGTGACAAGGTTGTCTATTTCGTTCTCAGTCATCTTGGCCTTAATCAAAGGGGATATCTTCCGGTATTTACAGCACTGAATCCCATAGCAGTAGTCAAACATATAAAGCTCTCCGGAAGCCACTTTTATCTGTCTTTGTAGGCAGATACGCGGGTCTAGAGGGCTTGGGCGGTTAGCAGGGCATGGAATAAGAATTTTAGGCTTCATTAGAACTCCGGCGGTTTGTTTGAGGAGTACAAAGCCCTTGGTTTCCCTTCTCCATTCAGGACTCTTAGATACTTGTCCACCTCACAACACGCTCCTTCGATATCTCTCATCTCGAAAGCAGGTACATGTGGTTCTAGCCTGGTTACGGATGCTTTCAACAAATCCCTCATCATGTGAACACTTTCATCTTCCGGCAGTTGAGTCTTGAGAGGGAGGCCAAAAACTCTACACAGTCCTCGCTGCGCTCCTGGGCCTGCATTTGCCCAAGTCATGATATCAGTAGCATCTCGCAGGTAGTGGGTCCACCGCAGGTCTGTAGCGACCTCGTATGCCAGAAAGCCCCCCCAGCCTGGGTATGCTGCGAGCCGTTTAGTGAAACTACGGATGGTGTCATCTTTCCTTGGGGCAACATTACCCCTGTCAACCCACAGTTGGTTTAGTACGCTTTTGACTGTGTACGTGGGTTTGTCATTGGTAACAGCGTATTCCCGCCAGATGTCTCCACGGAGCATGTAAGCTCCAGTGTACACCTTTTCACCACGTTTCTGCCTGTCTTGCATCACTCTAACTATTGCATCTGGCTCCCATTCATCAGGAAAGTTGGTTCTCTCAACAATCTCTTGGAGGGTAGGAGGCCAGTTAATAACTCTGGCAAGACACATCATCATCCACAGGTTAGGATGCTCTGCATAAGGCTCCCTCCAGTTGACTCTTAGCCAGGTTGTAACTTTGTCTAACTCCCTGAATACTTGACAGAATTTGTATCTTTGGAATATTGGGTCATCAGTCCAGGGCCAAGGCTGCCCGGAGCTTTTAAGTAGATGAATGCGGTGGCGCTCATTACACCAGTACCAGAACACATCCATAGGTCTCGTGGTAGTGAGCATAACTACGCCCCTTTTGATGTATTGTCTTGCTGTTCAGTTGACTTGCTTTCCTTGTTGTATGCTTCTTTTGCCTGAGCCAGTTTTTGCTTTAGCATTTCGTTGGCTATCTTTACACAGGTGACATGCATATAGTTGCCTTGCTTGGTCTTGACTATCTGTTCTTCTGCTCCTCCCCGCTTACGAATCTTCTTACGGCACAATATACAGGTTTTCATGGTATAGCCTCCTACAGCTTAGAGACGCCACCCTTTCCTCTTGTCTATTTCTCTTGCTACTATGAAGCACCACAGAACTACCATCACACATAGTAGAGTCATGGCTTCCTCTTTATCGGCGTGTCAACTCGAATCAGGCCAGTGGGTGTCACTCGCACTTCCAAAATCTGCCTATCCGTTTTGAGCGTTAAGAGCCATATATTGGGGGTGCTGGCGCTGCGCTCGACCTCAACCGGTCCCCAGACGAATCCATAGTCGGTAGCCTCCAGATAAGGCCACTTTGCTCTCCTCATCATGGCTATATGCTCCTGTTTGCCTGCTTGGTTTCTATGATGATTGGCTCTCCCTTGTACTTGCTAGCGAGATAAGCACCTCGCTTCAGAAGGTCAATCACCGGTGCACCGTCAGGAGGGAGGTCTACTATCTGAGTCCTTATGCCGTATGCGCCGAGTTCGCTAGCAATTATGTGCGCAATCGTTGTTTTTCCAGAGTGAGCACCCCCTACTACAATTATCTTAAGCATTTTTGTCTCCTTTTTCCTCAGCTTTCATAATTGCTTTAGCTTGGCTGCTGGCTAGTGTAGCCCAGTTGTACACCCCCTCCCAGTCATGCATCCGAAGATACCCCTCAGCACTTTTCAGGGCCTGCTTAATGAGTTTCGCATGCTCTAGCTTTTCTTTGGCAGTCATCTCGCACCTCCTATTCACGCTATTGCGTTTCCCTAACGTTCCGCATCAGTCATCATCCAAACAAAAAAGTTCAGTCGCATCATGCGTGTCTTGTACCAAATCCTCTAACAACCCCAAAGAACGGTTATCCAACGATTCTATCCACTCCACTATTTCTTTCTTCCGTTCTTCTGACAACTTTGACTCTGGAGAAAACGAATACGGAATTAAACAAGAAGGACGCCTTTTTTCCTTACTGGGGGCTCGCGCTGCTTTGAGCATCCGCGCCAGGTTGTCGGCTGCTACGCAAGCGATATTCCAGCGTATGACTCGCCATCTATCCGGTGGGTCTATAGCCACGGCTGGTAAAGTGGCAATGCGGTCGTAGGTAGCATACATGGTTTGGTTGAACAGCATCCTTGCCGCGTTGGGCCATTTCGCCCACTGTTTTTGCCCAACGCAGTAAAGGTTCTCTGGGCTTTCCGGTAAATCCCATTGTGTTTTCATCTTCCTCTTCATCTCACACCTCCTTCTGTTCCCCTCTCTTCCCGTATCAAAAACCGTGCTCGGTTGCAAGCAAAATTCGCCCACAATATAACGCCATCCCAATCCCGTACTTTAACCCTTTCCTTCGCTATCTCCAATGCCATATTAACCCGCTTCTCTGGGGATGACTCCCGCATCACGCGCTCCAAACCTTCCTCATAACTCTCTTCGGGCACAGGCATATCACACCCCTATTGCTGGCGGAGGGTCTTTACGCTCTTCTGCTTGAAGACGCTCTGCTTCTATCCTGTAAATCGAAGCCAGCTGTTCACGTTGGCCCTGTACATAGTCGCATACAAAGTAGCAGCACCTGCTGCCACCACATGGTACTTTCTCTTTATTTTCCCATGCGCGCTGTAAGCGTAGACAGGTTTCTGGTGTGACCAATATGCGGTCATGAGGGCAAGCAAATTTCATTATTCCTTCTCCAATGGGTTCGGAAGATATTGCCAGTGGGTAGGATGGTAGTCATCATCAGCCCCACAGTTGTCTACCTCCCAGCGCTGTGTTTCTTTGTTCCAGTAGCAGTCAGCAAAAGAATAGCAGCGCGCCCATACCCAGCCTTCACCATCATCTGTTCTGCACCCGATGATTGGCTCTTCGGAGTCAGGCAGCAACAGCCAGACGGGCCGCTCCATAGGAGGCAGTTCGTCTTCTACTTTCACCCACTCGCTCATGGTTTCACCTGCACCAATCTCGTCGCTCACTTCGAGCTGCATACCACGCCCATTCCAACAATTGCTCTGCTTCAGCAGGGTTGCCAAGGGGTGTCAGGCTTCTCACTATGCCAAAGCCATTATCGTAACGCAACTGGGCTGCAACGCATACCAAGTTAGCCAAGCCGTACTTTTTTCGCACCACCTCCAAGTCGGTTCTAAGGTCTGCGAGTTCAGCGTTGAAGGCATCTTCGCTACTCGGGCGGCCCGTGAGCCAACAACACACCTGCTTTTTACTGTCCATCTTTATCCTCCTCCTTTAGAGGATACCCTTGTGTCCACTCAATAAACCATGCCCACATAAGGAACAGCAGAGACGCATCCCAGAAGCCTGCTGACGCAGTCCCTATGGAAGCCATTGCTAGGAAGAAAACTATGACGGTGGTAAAGAACTTAGCGACTTTGGGTTTCATCTGGGTCCTCCTCTTCTCAACTTGGAAAGCACCCTTGACAAATCCATAGAAGCTCTTTTGACAGCTGCGGTCTCAACCCCGCCAAAGTTCATCACATCATCGTATGCTGTCTTACCAAGATGGTTGCGAACGCTCTTTAATCCTTCAAGTTCTTTGACCCTAGCTAAGAACCTTAGTGTTTCTTGCTTTGCTTCTTTCAAGAGTTTTTCTTCCATCTGTCGTTCTCCTTGGTAGTTTCTTCTACAATAATTAACCCATTTTCTCTTTTGATTACACGTATCCAAGGCCCAGGAGTTGGGTCAATGGCTAGTCTCCTAAACAGTTCCCCACTGAATCTATGACCAAAAATAGTAAACACATCATTCATTGGGTTGTATACATTAGCAGCCATCATACTTAGCATGGTTCCTGGCATCAATATGAAGAAGGCCCATCTAACCCACCAAGGCATATAACAGCCTTCTGGGGTTTTGCTTAGGCTCTTGATGAAGTAAGCCAACTTGATATTCCAATTCATGTTTGACCTCCTTATCTCTATTATTCAGCTTAACATTAGAAAAATAAAGACTACAGCAATCCTCTCTTAACAACTGGGCCCAGGCCTACAAGCACTCCTTTGTCCATCATAGCGTTCTGAGCTTCTTCTCTGGGCCATAACCAAGGCTTCTCAGCATTGGGCCACAGCTCCCCTAGATACTCTGGAGGGAAGCAGGCCTTCCTCATCTGCCAAAGCACTTCCCAGTCAACTCCAACAGTTGACTCTTTATGGTCTTCTTGTATGTGGCATATTTCTTCAGCCAGCCGGTCAATGTAGTAGCCAATGTACCTGTGCCTACGATACAGACCTTTGTAGGCACAAAGCGCAGATTCTAACAACCAGTAATCAACAGCTATGTGCGGGAATGTGGCTTTGACTAAATGGTACAGTTCGTCAAGGTCAGTGTTTAGTTCCTTGAGTATGTCCTTCGTCATCTTGGCATCAACATATTGGTCTTTGCTAACAGCGTAGCACAGCCCGTTCCTACTGCTGAGGGCATCGGGTAGGAACATGGTGTCTGCGAGTATTGGCATGCCCATGCATCTGTGTAGAGTTTCAGTGTAGTAGAAGGCACTGTATCGGCCAAACCTGTCAAACTTCATAACTTCTTTCCAGACATTGTGGAAGTTGACGACAGGGTCTTCAGAGGTCAATAACTCTGCAAACCATTCTTCTTGGGTGCGCTGGCCTATGGCTGCCTTGTAGGATACAAACATGTCAACCAAATGCCCTTTGCAGTATCTGCGGTCGGTTTCATACCGCAGTTCTCGCCAATGCTGTTTGTGCCACCGCTCAAGTCTCCCTAAATCAACCTTCTCAAACTCAGGGAATTCTTGCATAAACCAAAAGAGGCTACCAATTTGGTAGAACACCCCATACAACCAACAGACCCAATACTCCTGTTCCTTGCTGAGTTCATATCTGCGGAACAGATAGTTGATGGCAGGGTATGCTGGGTCAACGTCCCAGGTGACAGTTACAGCCGCATAGTAAAGCAGGAAAGCCTTCAGCCTGTTTTCTAATTTGCGGAAGTCAAGATGCTGTGCGACAGGAAAGTCTAGCCTGGGGTCAGACTGTACAGCTTCAGGTTGGAGTATTTCAGGGAATACAAGCTGAGGGCGCTGGAATCTGAATTCTTTGGGGTATTCAAAGGACAAAGGGTATGTATTGTTGGGGTTCTGAACGTCTATGATTGTATATGGGGGTACTTCCTGGTGCTCAATAGTCATTTGCATCCGCTCAGCTACCCTGTTGATGATGTCCTCTGTGCTAGCAAACCCTTTGACACCTAGCGAGGCAATGGAGAACAGCCACAGAGGCCTGATATGGTCTCTGACGCATAACATAGGCAGCCAACGCCCCATTATGCCTAGAGCGAAGACGGGAGGTTCAATCCCGTGGATACGGTGCAGTGCTTTGCCAAGAGCATTAGCCAGTGTGGCAGAGCTGCGGTCTTCAAGAGGGTCCTCTTTGATTGCTCTAAGCACGTGCTGTAGAATCACTTCAGAATCATTGTAGGAATTGGTCTTGATGCCATACTGGTTCTCGAATTCTTCCTTAGTGCCCATGGACACAAGTCCATTATGTACCAAGGAAACTTCTTCTGCCTCAAGTGGCTGGTTATTGGCATTGTCATCCCAGTCCCCGCTGGTAGAGTACCGGCAGTGCCCCAGGACTCGAACGTTGACCCCACCTATGGGCACTGACGTGTTGTACATATTGGTCTTGACAAATTCTGTAGCAGGCACAGGATGTTTGACAGTCACCAGGTTAGGCACCATGCCACTGCTCCAGGTCACACCAGTGGCATGCCTCCCCCTGACTTGGCTCTCAAGCAATAGAGCTTCAGTCAGCTTAGCATGATTTTCGTTGAATTCTCCTTCAACTACAAACCCAAATATGCCGCACATGTCAGTGGTTTGCCCTCCTTGTCAGGTCAGCTCATAGATGGCTAATTTTTCTTCTGTTGCATCGCCCCAAAGACAAGGATGAGCACTAGCAGAAAGAACGTGGCAGCATCGAATCTCGCATAAGACAGAGCAATGAGCACAGCTACCCCAAACCCAATCAAAACACAGCCTTCCGCCAGCCACTTCAGTTGCTCAATCATTGGGTTTCTCCTACCTTTCTCAAGCTCCATGCTACTGCCAGCGCCACTTCCATACCAACCTCCCAGGTTAGAGCAGCACAGTTGCGGCCTGGCAGTGAGGGCTTTGCTGTCGCAGACACTGCCAGGCCCGTCAAACCCCTGTCTAGGCCCATCCCAGACATGGGGGTTTGACTATTCCTGTGGGGGTTCACTGGGGGCTGTCGAGCTTTCCAAGGGCAGAACAGCCTCCTGGGGCTTGTTTTCCTGCTTCTTCTCCTTCTTAGGAGGAGTCGATGGCTTGCGCACTGGCGCAGGATGGTTCTTGAGGTGTGTCTTGATGGCCTCAACCAGGTCCTCCGGCTTGCCTACCCAGACTTTCTTGTCCTGGTAGCACAGGGCGATACCCTGCGGAGTACCATGGATGTGCAGGTTGCTGCAGTTTCCGCCACGGAGCCTGAAGTAGCGAGGGGTGTTGTCAGAATGCATCACCATCTCGCAGCCAATTTCATCATGGAGTATCTTGCTCAGCAGCTTCTCCCCCTTCGTCAAGTCTGGCAACTCTGTGGGGCGCAGAATGGACAGCCAGCTCACCTGCTCGACCTCCTGTGGGTCATACCGACGACCTTTGGGCCCAGGTTTGCCTTTCTCTTTCTTTTCCTGCGGCTTGGGTGCAGACTTGGTCTTAGCAGCCTTTGCTGGGGTTTCCTCCTTGACCGGAGCAGCCGTGGCAGCCTGTGCCTTTTCCTGGGCAGCAGCCTCCGCCGCTGCCTTCTTAATCTCTTCCACGTCCTTCTTTGTAATCCTCTTCACGTCTACCATTGTTTCCTCCTTTTGGCACTGCTCTTTTACTGGGCACAGCTGGCAGGCTTGAGCTGCTGGGTCATAGTAACAGCCGAAACAGCTTTGGTTCTCTACCAGGCGTGTCAGTCGTTCAGTTAGGGCCTCGTCCACTTCTTTATCTCCTACACTTCTGGTATTCAGCTTTTCAGATAATAAGTTAAGCAGCTTGAGACTGTAGCAGAGCCAGCAGTGTGTCCGCCGCTGGAGCTGGGGGGCTATCTACCTGACCAGCCGTTGCCGCCGACGCCATGCTTCTCTTGCCTTCTATCATGCTGTAAGCATACTCATCAACCGTCTTCGGGGCAAGCAAATACCAGCAGTTGACTGGCTGAGTTTGCCCAATTCTGTGTACCCTGTCCTCTGCTTGGTCGTGCTCTGCTGAGTTCCACCCTAGCTCTACAAATGCCACGTTGGAGGCAGCTGTTAGAGTGAGACCCACTCCCGCAGCCTTCAGCGAGCAGATTATCAACTGGCAGTTGGGGTCGGTTTGGAATCTGTGCACTTGCTGATTCCTAACTTCTGCGCTGTCCTCCCCCAAAATGTGTGCTGAGTTAGGCCACAGCGCCAGCAGCTTGCGTTGAACTTCTACATGCTCGGCGAAGAGAACCAGCTTAGACCCAGTGGACAGAAACGTTTCCACCCAGTTCTGCACTCCTTGCAGTTTGCCCAGCCCAACCATCAGCCTCAATTGCTCCAGGCCTCCGAGCAAGGAGAAGTTTTCGTCCTTGCTATGCCTCAATATCTCCTTGACCTTTCGGTTGTAGTCTTCCAGGTTGCTCAGCTCCAGGTGTATTATGGTCCTCTGCTTTGCTGGCAGCTCCTTCAGCACATCTTTCTTCTCTCGACGCAAGTAGCACGACTGTCTCAGAGTAGCATTGAGCTTGGTCATGTTATGGATGTTGATAGTCTTGAAAGAGCCTCCATTGCAGTATTGATGAGAAAACCACCAAAACCCGCCCAGAGCTTTCATTTGGTCTAGCATAGACAGCAGAGCAACCAGCTCGTCTGGCCGATTCAATATTGGTGTTCCTGTCAAAAGCAGCCGTATGTCAATCATGCTGGCAAGATGCTTGACGCTCCCTGTGCGTTGGGCCTTTGGGTTTTTGATGTAGTGTGCTTCGTCTAGCACCAGAGACTTGGCTCTCAACTCTATCAGCTTTCTGTGCCAATAGTATGCTATGTCATAATTCAGAATGATTATGTCTGCGTCTATGTCATATGGGGATGTGCCTTGCAGCACCTGCGCTTTCCTAGCAGGCAGCCATTTGTGGGCTTCTTCCGCCCAGTTTAATTTCAAAGACGCTGGGCTGATAACAATACAAGGAAATGCCTTGTTGTGCTCTACGGTTGCCAAGGTCTGTATTGTTTTACCCAGGCCCATCTCGTCAGCAAGCAGCACCCGTTTCCGGGATGACATATACCTCACGCCAGCAGCTTGATATCCTCTCAGCTTGCCAGCGAAGTTGGGGATGTCAATATCTGACTCATCCAAGGCATTCCTTGCAGGTTGTGCGTTGAACAGCTTATCCCATATGCCCATGTCTATACCTCTGCCAGCTGCTACCATAATTGTGCTGCAAATGCCTTCAGCACTTTCTCGCGCCAGGCATTGTAAGCGCTTTCTGTTACAAACCGAGTTCCACAGCCGCCCTTGTAAACATCAGAGAATCCACAGGCATATATGCCTTTAATTTCTCGTCCATCGTCTAGCAGGACATTGACCTGGTCGGCATAAGTGCCTGTAGACCCGCCAGAGAATGTTATCACACCATGCCCTGGTTCATTGGCCTGGTCCCCTGTGTAGTACACCCTGGTCCCCACTGGCAATTGTTCTATCTTCATGGCAGCTCCTCCTTCTTGGTTTCCTTGCTTATGCGTACCCCCATTCGAAAGCCTGCTCTGCCTCTTCCCAAGCTTCTGCTATATCTCCATGCCCTAACTCCCGAAGCATCGTAAGCAAGAAAGCATCCGCCAAAATATGGGCGTATTTCTTGTCGTTGACCTGCTCCGCCATTTGCCTCCAGAAAATTGATATTTGCTTCTCTTTGTCAACTTTGCTCATGTTCTCCTCCTTCATTCGTATCCCTTGTACATGCCATACTCCGGGCCGCATTCCGGGTTGGCCTTGGCTCTCCTGCGCTCTCTGCGAATTTGCCATTTTCTCTTCCAGTGAAACCACCTGTACCGTTTCTGGAGATGGTACTTCCTGTTGTATGGCTTGCCCCAGCCTCCTATGAAGCGAGGATGATCAGGCTGGTCAGGCCTCCCATAACTCATGCTGTGCCTCCTGGTCCTTCAGTCATAATATGCGTATGCCTTGCACCCGCTGAATGCTGTAGTCTCCTCTTCGGGCTGGTATCTGGTGCCATATATGCATTCGCACCCATACCACAAACACCTCTGACACAGCTTGTGGTATATCCTCTCCGGGACTTCCTTCTGGTCCTGAGGAGGGACTGGCCTCCTCGGGGTCGTCGGTGGGTCAAACTTCCAGACTTTATTGGCCCGTTCGGTCATCTGTCACCTCCTGCTTGATACCTTGGGCTCAAACCATTCTTAGCAACGCTTCTCTCGATAGCCTGTCTTACCCGTGTGATCCCCATCCGGAGCAGCATGCTATCGCAATCCTCTATAGCACGTGCTTTGGTGTTCGCCCTAGTGGATATGCCAAACCCACTTTTGGCTTCCACTACGTGCCACTTGCCCTTGTCACTACTCCCATCAATCCAGGTCTTGTACGCAAACAACTCCAGGTCCTCAAAGCCTGTGACAACCACCTTGTATGCCTTTGGCACCTCCACAAACTTCAGGTCGTTGTCCATATACACCATGGCCCAATACCTATTTTCTTTTCCTGGGGCTGGTTTCATCTGTCACCTCCATGTGGTAATGCTATTATCTTTTTGAGCACTTGAAAGAGCGCATCAACTGCTTCGCTCTCGGTGCTGTACAGGCTGGTGGTCTGTGTATGTGGGGTTGATATCTTGAGCATCCACTGCTGTTTCTTTGCTGGGGCATGAGTTACCTCGAGCTTGAGCTTGACCCCCTGCACCTTCACCTTAGTCACCATGCTCTTCATTTTGCTCTCCCTCTCCTGCTCCGGTGGAATGCACCACACTCCCGGCAATACCACCCATCCGCAAGTTTATCGTCTTGGATGACGTTCTCCCAGTAGTCGAGCTTTTCCATTGCTCTTATTTCAGAGCGGCAGCTTGCTTCCAGCTCGGCCAATGCCTTTGTGTCTGCCTCATACATCTTTTTGGCCTCTTCGGCATCGTCTACATTGCGTTCATAGTCCTCCAACTCCGTCATGTCTCTGAGTGTAGAGACTGACATCCATCCTCCAGACCTCCCAAACTGTACAAGCCTGGCGTCTTTGCCGAAGAGGCGTTCGATTTCTACGGTCATGTCCTCCCAGAACATGTCAAACGCCCTGTCACGTATTTTGTCCACGGCGTGGTCTGCTGTGGCCTCGTCACAGTGGTACTTCTCCATGAAGTCATACGCATCGAACATCCCAGGGCACTTGATGTTTATGCAGGGCCAGTATGCTCTCTCATAATACCGTTTCTCTGCCATCTTACACCTCCTTCTGCCCGTGGTGTTGGCCTCACACTTCCTCGACGGGGACAAATGATGGTGGCTCCACCTCTGCCATATCGCAAAGCCGGATGACATCTCCTGGGTCGGAGACCGCCTCATAATACGTGCCGATACAGCATCCAGGATGATTGCGGTCCTCCCAAATTGAGTCATATTCAGCCACGACACGGTGACGGCCAATCCATAGACCGGTGAGCCACACTCCAGCGCCAGCAGGCTCTTTTCCTTCCCATGCTGGCTCACCAAGTGACACCCGGATGTTCCGTCCCTGTTCGTTCGTTGCCGTTACTGTTCTGCGCCTCATCGTCTCATCCCCTTGCCCACGTACAAGGCCCATGGGTGGGCACCCATTGTGTCAAAACTCCGGGCAAATAATCCCGTATCCGGCCCAGTCGTGCTTGATGTCCAAACCCTTCGCAATACTGCAATCAATCTTCAATGCATAGCCACGCGGGTCGAGGTCCAGGACGATGTCCGGGCCTCCTGCCCCAAGGATTGCCCGAGCTCTCCGCCGGAAGCTGGAGGCCTTGTGCTCGACTTCTTCGTCGCTCGCGTCAAGATAATTGCAGAGTGCCTCCGCGTAGTGGTGGGCCTCCACCTCCAGGCGGCGGAGCCGCTTGCAGAGGGTCAAAGGGTCGTCAACCGCATTGGGATACAGAGACCGCAGTTTCTCACCATGCGCCAGCATCCCCAAAACTCGCCTTTCCGCCTTTGTTGTCTTCATTGTCTCAGCTCCTCTCTTTTTCTTGGCCGTGTTATCTGGTGGGGAGTTTCCCTGCTACACCCACCACCGGCATACCTTCTATTGTGTTACTCGTCAGCCACTTCCACCAAGAGCCTGTCAATGCTGAGATTGCTTAGGCGAAAGGTCTTTCCTCTGCCATACTTAAGAGAGATTTCAAACCGTCCTGGCATGCGCTTCCACACTCTGACTTTGCCTTTGACACGTGCGAGACGGGCATTTCCTTCTAGAGTTCGGCACCATATTATGGAGCCTGCGGGAGTGCTCAATGCTTCATCCAAGGTCATCTGACGGAAAGTACCGCGTCCCTCCCGTCCACTGTACTTGGGCAACTCACTGTACTTGGGCAACTCTATGGTCTTTGCTGTCTTCATCTTACACCTCATCTTCCCGAGCCTGATTGTTGACCTCCGGGAATCTCTTTTGCATGTACCTGGTGAGCAGCAGTCCCCGGCAGCCACTGTGCCTTCTGTTCTGATGATAGTATGCTTCCACTTGCCGCCGGTCATACTCCAGGTCGGACATGGTGTCCACGTCCAGGACGCCAAGATGCCGGTTGATCTTGGCCGCAAGGCGGCCTCGAAACCACTCAAGCCATTCCTTGGTAGTCAGGACTTCGCCATCCACATCCACGAATGGCATGTTTGGCGCCCACCTCTTGGCTGCTCGGTATGTTGCCACAAGTTCCTTGGCTGTGTAGGTCTTAGTCATCTTCTGCCCCTTATTGATTAGGTGGTCCCCACCACCTAATTCTGGAATACAGTATCAGCAGAAATAGATTAAGCACCTGCTCCTTGCGGCTCTCCTGCTTTTGTTGCAGGGCCAGCGTCTGGCATTTCTGACACTTGCACATGGACTTCGAGCCCATACACATCGTCAACTACAAAGCCAGGACTGCATCCGCAAGAGCACCCTGCCTCTTGGTCCCAGTGAGCTGATGTGCCTCCAATCAGCCCCAAAACAGTGGGCAGAATGTCTCGTCTGTACACGTCTATAGGCCGACAATGTCTGTTTATCAGATTGTCAATGATAGTTTCATTGACCGGCCAGATGTATATCCTGGCTCTCTTTGACAGGTCTCTCCGGGCCTCCAGGATATCTTCGTATGTGTATTTGTCCTCATTTTCCGGCTTGGTCATGAGGTCAAGCTCTGCTCGTGCGCTGATTATTTGTATGTCCCCAGTGATTGTTAGCATAGCACTCTCCTTTCTTGACCGCCTCGGTCATCTATGTTATACAGCATCAGCAGAAATAAATTAAGTCAATGTGCCTCAGCGAACTGCCTGAGCTTCTGCGTCAGCCCGTTCAGTGCCTGGTTCACGGCAGCAGGAGTCACGTGCAAGGCGGCAGCGATTGCCCGCTGGGATGGCTTCACCGAGCGCTCTGTCTGCCCTTTTTCTGCGTTTTCGTGGCCGAGACGGATGGCCTGCCGATAGTGCTCCTGCCCATACAGGATCTCCATCAAGACCCTTTTCTCCAGCCCACTGCAAATTTCTGCCAGGTGCGCGTATGCTTCCTGCAAGTAGATATCCTCGTCAAAGGTCACATTGTATGATGCCTCGACGGGCTCCTCCTCATCCTCGTCAGGAGTCATAGACACCAAGTCACTGACCCGCTTTTGCGCGTAGTGCGCTTGGAGGGCCAGACTGACATCCCCGTACAAGCACTTCAGGACAATGTTCTTGAGATGCTGACGGGACTCCACTTTGTCCTTGTATCGTGTGTATGCCTGGAACGCTGAGAGAAGCATTTCCTGGTTGGAGTCTTCGTCACCACTGTACAGCCAAGAGTATTTCCTGGAGAGGTGGTGGGTCAGGGGCTTCAGCTCTGCCTCCAGTTCCTCCCATGTCTGTACAGGTCGAAGTTCCTGGTTGCCATTGGTGGTCCCATTTTGCTCGGTCATAGTGTGCCCCCTTTCTGGTGGGGCTGGACAAGCCCCACTTAAGGATTATAGAGTCGTGCTGTTTTAATCCTCCACGCTCTCGTCGTCAGAGAGCAACGAAACTAAGGTCTCCTGTATTATTGCTTGGCCTCATACGCAAAGCCCAGACCCCTGAACCATGCTTTGGCAGACAAAGTTCCTTGCGCCGCTGGGTCCAGTATTTTGAGCGCAGAAGCCAATACGGCAAGATGCTTCTGCTCTTGCTCTGCCTGCCACAGGTGTGTCACGTTTGTCAGTGCATAGGTGCAATTGTGTGCCCACGGCTGAGCGGAGAGCAGGTCCTCTACACCCTTTTCTATCTCCTGCTTGAGCAGCTCGATTGCCTCCTCCGGAGTGACCTCCTTGGTCAGAACTCTTGACAGCAGACCCACCAGTTTCCGTTGGTCAAACTGCTCCAGCTCTGCCTTGTATGCTGTCTCGTACCATGCCAGATTGGTGGTCACACTCTGCTTCATCTTTTCCAGCGCGTGCAACCTGGTCTTCTCGGAGAACTCAATGTTCTGGAGCAGCAGGTTATTGAAGTCACCCAGTTCCTTCATGGTTTTCTCGTCCATTTTACTCCTCCTTCTGTTGTCCCCATGGTGGGGTGGATAATCCCACATTTCTGGACTGCTCATCTCTGCGTCTGCTGGCTTACTTTTCCTCCACCTCCGCAAGGAGTGCCCAGCCGAGATAATGCTGGTTCATGCGATGGCGCTCATGCAGGCCATATTTTATGGGAAACTCGAACCGTCCTGGCGTGCGCTTCCATGTTTTGACTCTGCCGGTGACGCGAGCACGTCGAGCATCCCCCCACGCGCTCCGAAACCATATTTCTTGCCCAGGCCTCAGAGACAACACATCCTCAATGCTCATCCACCTGAATGTGCCGCGTCCCTCCCGCCCATTATACTTCAGCAGCTCTACGGTCTTTGTCTCCATTTTACTCCTCCTTCTGTCATCTCAGTCCTAATCCTCAGTGACAGGTCACGTGTCACATCACCGCCTAACCCCCCTAAACCCCCCTTAGGCCCCCCTAAACCCCCCTAAACCCTTGGAAATAAAGGGGTTACGGGCTTACGGCTCACGCCTTACGGCTCACGCCTTACGGCTCACGCCTTACGGCTCACGCCTTACGGCTCACGCCTTACGGCTCACGCCTTACGGCTCACGCCTTACGGCTCACGCCTTACGGCTCACGCCTTACGGCTCACGCC